GCGCTTGCGGGACTGATTCGGGAACTCGAAAACGAGTCGCGGCGTCTCGTCGAGGATGCCCTCGCCGAGGTCGAGGATGAGGTCGCGGACCAGTGGCCGGAAGAGGGGTCCGACAACGGAGGCGTCGCAATCAACGTCGACGGTCTGATCAATGTCGGCGTTGCTGACGACCTCGCCCCGGCGATGATCGATGCGAACAGCGGAGCGATGGAGGCGACCGCAGAGGAGGAGGCAGATCGCCTCGAGTCCGAACTCGAAGAGCGCTACGGCGTCCCGTCTGAGGTCGCCGACATCTCGATAGACTTCGATGTCACCGATACGTTCGCGTACGAAGCCATGCGCCGGCGCGTTCAGCGCAACGCCGTCCAGGTGGAGGACACGGTCGCCGGCCAGGTCCGCACCGTCCTCCAGGGGGCGGCCGACGAGGGTCTTGCACTCGACGAGGTCCAGGACCGCCTCGAAGAGTCCTCCGACGAGATCTCCCGCGGTCGCGCTCGGACGACCGCCCGGACGGAGGTCCCGCAAGCGAGCCGCGAGGGGTCCCAGGCGCTCGCCGAGAGCACGGACGTCGTCGGCGGGAAGGAGTGGGACGCGACCGATGACTCCCGGGCACGCCCCTGGCACAGTGCGATGGACGGCGTGATCGTTGAGGTCGACGACGCCTGGACGGTCCCGTCCGGATGGCAGGGTAAGCCGCACTACCAGCCGTCGGACTACCCACGGACGGCGCACACGGTCGGGGAGGACCAGCCCTACAACTGCCGCTGCGCGCAACGGTCCGTACTGGAGGAAAACCTCCCCGATGACCTGACTGCGCTCGACAACATCCGCGGCGTCTCGGTCGATCTCCAGCTGTCTGATCGGCAGTTCGCGATCTGGCAGAAACACGCTCGCGATGATGAGCCTTTTGAGGCCCTCCTGAATCGACTCGACGCGTCGTACTCGCGCACCCAGCTCGTCGGCAAACTCGGCCTCTCGAAGACCACGCTCTACCAGTGGTTCGACGATGCCGATCTCCGCTGACCTTTTAAGTACACCCAGTGATCGCGCGCTGTACTGTAGGGTAGCCCTCTCGTAGCCGACTGCGAGTCGAATGTCAACTGTACCAGATTCAGTCCGCTCGCCGGCGGACGTCGACGACCGGGACGCACTCGAGCGCGACCGTGTCACCCCGTCGGACCTCGGGGAGGTGAGCGTCGAGAACCCGGAGGACGGGCAGCCGGAAGTTACCGTCCCGATCAGTTCGACGGCGCCGCACCGTTCCGACGGGAAGATCATGACGGAGGAGGCGCTCGAGGCGATGGCCGAGCAGCTGCAGTCCGGCGAGATTGGGCTGTGGGACGACCACGGACTGTCCGTCGAGACGGGCTGGCGCGAGTACCGTCGCGAGGACATGTACGGGAGGTGGGTCGACGGCGAGGTCGAGGACGAAGTCCTCTGGGCCACGGCCGAGCTCATGGAGGACCGCGACGAGACGGAGAGCCTTCTTGATCAGCTGGACCAGGACATGCCGGTCGGCTTTTCGGTCGGCTACAAGCCCCTCGAGGAGGAGATGCTGGCCGATGGCGAAGAGGACGGCGAGAAGACCCGACATATCTTCGACGTCGACCTCTGGGAGACGTCGTCGGTCGGCATCCCGGACAACCCGACCGCCATCGCGATGGCCGGTGCGATCGAGGCCGAACTCGATCAGGCCGACGTCACCGTCACGCCGGCAGTCGCCTCGGCCGTCGCGACCAGCGTCCGAGAGGGAGTCGAATCAGCAATGAGTGACACACATCCCGACGAGAGCACTGACCCCGCCGACACCACCGCCGATGGTGGCACGGCGAGCACCGATCCGGATCCAGACGCCGCCGCCGGCGAAACGCGAGACCTCGACGAGGAGCAGGTCGACGAGGTCATGGACGTCGTCGACAGCGTGTTCTCGGCTGCTCGTGACGCGATCCGCAGCGAACTCGCGGAGAGCGACGAGGATGACGATGACGACGATGACGATGACGATGACGACGGGGAAGAGGAGTCTGCCGGCGACATCGACCTGGACACGTCATCGGGCGGCGAGGGGGCTGATCCGGAGTCGGACCTCGCGGAGCTCCGGGAGCGCCTCGACCAGGTCGAGCAGCGCAACCAGGACCTCGAGGAGCGCCTCGAGGAGAAGGAGGCCACCATCGACCGCCTGGAGTCCGAGACTCGCGAGTCCGCCGGTCGGAAGGGCATCTCCCCCGCTGCATCTGGTGGCAGTGACGACACCGATGGCGGCACGGGGACGGACGGTGCCGAGACACGCGACCCGAGCGACCAACCGACGAACGCCCTCGATGAGGCCATGCACCTCACGGGGGAGTGATCCATGCCAGTCAAATCAACCAACGACCTGACGAAAGATCCGAGCGCAACGTTCGAATCGCAGTGGACTGATCAGGGCATCCCGACAGTCCGCACGATTCGAGGTACCGACAAGGGCGTCACGCCCGTCTACAACGTGGGAGCATTCCTCGAGCGTCTGAACGCGACGCGCAAGGAACTCGACGAGAACGGCCTTGAGGAGGCCCCCGTCTACCGCGGGATGGCTCGCCGAGCGTTCTTGGAGGCCACGTCTGCATCCGCTGACGAGCGGGTCAGCCGGGACACGCTTGAGGAGATGGAGCAGCGGAACGTCATCGACTCCAACGTCGCGGAGCGCTCGACGCCGCTCGTCCACGACCCGGAGATCCTCGCCAGCCTCAAGGAGGAGGCACCGATCGCCTTCGGTCGCTGGCGGCGCCAGGGACAGGAGGGGTACGAGATCGTCTTCAACCGGATCGATCAGCGCGAGCAGCCCCTCGGTCGCGTCCCCGAATCCATCGCCCGGCGGCTCCAAGACTACGCTCGCGATTTCGGTCTGAATCGGGAGACGGTCCCGATGAAGATTTACGCGGACACAATGGAGGTCGGCGGGTTCGCGCAGGCTGCCTCGTCGCACTACATGAACCTGACGGACATCGCCGAGATGTCCCGGATGGCCGAGTACGCCCAGTTCGACGAACAGGAGATGTTCTACGGCCGCCACCGGCTGGACAGCCGTGACGACACGGTCGGGAGTGGTGCCGAGTTCGACTACGTCGAGGGTTCGGGCCCCGACAGCGCGCTCGAGGGCGGATCGCCGCTGGGATCCTACGCGGCTCGCGGGCTCGCGGAGTGGTTCCGGCTCGCTGACGACGCCGCGTCAAACGTCTCCGAGCTCCCGAGCAGCAACCACTACATCGACAAATCCGCCGTCACGGAGGACTTCGCGCTGGATCTGAAGTCCGAGATCACGGACCTCCTGCAAGGGCCGTACGCGACGCGCCCGACAGACCTGGAGATCTGGACGTCGATGACGATGGAGGACGTTCTCGAGAACGAGTTTGTCCCCCGGGCGCGCCACGACACCAACCAAGACACCATCCAGTTCGGCGGCGAAGAGATCTCGATCAAGCGCGACATCGGGATCTACTCCACCCACAACGTCGACGCACACACCTACGTCGCCCAGGACGAGGACGGCGACATCCAGGACGAGTGGGACTTCTACGAGTCCGGCGACGCCGACTTCGAGGAGCGCACTGTCGGCTCCGAGGGCGACGTCTTCATCGTGAACGTCGCGACGTGGCGCAAGCGCGAACTCTCGCCGCTCTCGTCGATCCCCCTGGCGCCGCGTGGCGACCACGAGGAGGTCGGGCTCGTCGCCTACGACGGCAACGCCGAGCTCTCGGGTGGGTTCTTCGGAAAGTACCTCAGCGACTACGGGATCTGACGATGGAGTTCGAGCATCGCGACGGCGGTGACGGCACCGGCGCCGTCTCGCTCACCCCGGTTCGGGACAACGCCCCCGTCGACGCGGATGGGGTCTTCGAGGTCGACGAAGGGCGTGAGGACTTCGACGACGTCCACGAGCGCCTGGTCGAGGCCGGTCACACGCCCATCGACGGCAGCTCGGACGCGGACGGCGCCGACGAGGACGCGGCGGAGGCCGACGACTCCGCCCAGGAGGCCCAGGAGGACCTCGTCGAGCTGGCGGTCTCGGACTACACCGAGGAGGACCTCGTCGAGATGGGTCGCGACGAGCTGCGCTCGATCGCCGCGCAGTACGACGACATCAACGGCAACGCCTCGGGCGACAAGCTTACCGAGGACCTGATCGCGAAGCGTCGCGAGGAGGTCGACGGCTGATGGGGCGGGAACTCGACTTCGCGAACGCTCGGGTCGTTGATCGCGAGCGCCAGCCCGAGTGTGAGTGCGACCAAGACGACCCCGACCAGAACCAGCCCACGACCACGGAGACCGACACCGAGGACGACGTCGACGAGGAGGGCTGATCTATGGCCCGCCGCATGCCGAACGTCGTCGTGCTCGACGCGACCGTTATCGGCGCCAGCGGCATCGCCGTCCCGGGAGACATCGACAACGCTGACCTGGACAACCCGCCCCGCGGGTACGACTTTAGCGAGCTCGACGCCTACCCACTCAGTCGCGCGGTCAAAAGCGACTGGGCGATAAAGATAGTCAACGACTCCGACAACCCCGTCGACGCTGTGGCGGCGGTCGGGACATCCGATGACGCGGCGCTCGGAGAGTACACCGAGGACGGCACCTCACAGACGGTGTCGACCGGGGGGCCGCCCGACAACGTCGAACTGATCGACGGGTCGACCGTCGCCGGGCACCTCGGCGTCGTCCTGTCAGCAGATCTGGCACCGACCACCGGGACCGTCACGGTCGTGTTCAACAGCCGGCTCTACGGCGGGGCTTGATCACCACAACCTTCCACACGGGACTGCACAATGGCATCCTACGGCTCGACGCAAACGATCATCAATCGTCAGGGAGCGTCGCCCGACGCCTTCGGGTTCGACGGCACCAGCAACCCCAGCGATCAGCTGGAGAGCTTCATCGACGACCTTCGGGACCGAGCCTCCAGCGAGGTCGAGGAGTACTGCGGCCGCGTCTTCGATTCTCATTCAGACACGGAGACGATGACGGGGAACGGAACCGACACCATCCAGGTCCGGCACTACCCGGTCGTCACGATCAACTCGATCGAGGTCGGCGCGTCGACGCTGGATGCCGACGCCTACAAGATAGAGCACGACCCGGGCCGCCCAACCCGCAACGCGGGCCTCATCAGACGCACCGACCGCCGGCCCTGGCCGAAGCGTCGGATCACCGTCGACTATCAGTGGGGCTTTCAGGAGGCACCGGGCGTCGTCGCCCAGGTCGTTGAGGACATGGTCGTCGAGGTCCTCGAGAAGGCGGTCGCTGACCGAAAGTCCGACGGAAAGTCATCGCAGTCGATGGACGGCTACTCGGTGAGTTGGAACCAGAGCGACGTCCAGGACTACATCCGGCTTGATGAAAGCAAGCGAAAGCGGCTCAAGCCGCTGAAGCGGCAGGGGAGGGCATAGCGATGTTGGGGCCCGACGAACTCGTCGACCGAACCGGGGAGACGGTGGTCCATGAGTACGTCACCGACTACAACCTGACCGCCGAGGGCCAGGTCGATCAGAACTCTCTCGTGACCGAACAGGATGAGATCAAGGCGGTCATCTCCCAGCCGACCGAGAAAGATACCCAGCGTCTCGAGGGTCGACTCTCGACTGGATCACTGCGACTGACCGTCAAGAGCGATCGCGACGTCCAGGGTGACCGTGGTGGCCGCCCCGACCGCTTCAAAATCGACGGCGACTGGTTCCAGGTCGTTGAGGTCCGGGACGACCTGCATCCGATCACCGGCATCAAGAAGCAGACGGTCCTGGTCGATCGCCTGGGAGGTCAAGCATGAACTCGGCCGTCGACGATGGGGGTCAGTGGCGCGTTGACCGCCGCCTCCTCGCGCTCGGGGGCGCGCTGCTGGGGCTCGTCGTGGTCGCTGTCTGGACGGTCGGCGCCGTCCCATCGTACGTCCACGACGACGCCACGATGCACTTCGCCGCCGGTGCCGCGCTGACGCTCCTCTTGGCGGCGTCGGTGCCGCGCGAAGACCACGCGATCGCCGCCGCCGTCGCGGCGGCCGGCGTGCTCTGGGAACCCGCCGAGTGGTGGCTGTATCGCTGCTCCCAGGGGATCGGCACCTGCGAGTACGCGAGCTTACAGGAGTGGATGCTCGGCCAGGATACCCTCGCTGATATGACACTGGTCGCGCTCGGCGCGCTGGTCGCGCTGATCGTGATCGGGAGGTACACCTAACAATGACGCTACAACTCCACGACATCGGAGAACAGTTCGAACGCGAAGTGCTGAGCGGCAACGTCGGGCTGCCCGCCAGCGTTGAGGTCCTCGTCTTTCACGACGGCGAGATCAGTGGTGACACGACGAACGGCGACGACCTTGTCGCCGGCGACGACGTCGGCGCCATCACCGAACCGGATGGGGCAAGCTACGGTCGTGTGACGGTCACCCTCGACGGCTCGGCGAGCTGGACGATCCAGCAGGACGCGAACGGCGATTATGAGATGGTCGCCGACGCGACGCTCACGTTTGACCTCTCGGATACCGGGAACCTCACCGATGTCGACGCCTACGGCGTGGTCGCCAACTGGGACGCCGGCGGCGGTGCGGCCGACCACCTCTGGTGGACGGACGCGCTCGACAGGGCCTACGATGTCTCGTCGGTCGACACACTCGACGTCGACGGCGCGGCGATTGCCGTCTCCGGACAGAACGCACCGTAATCATGGCCTGGGACGACGACAAGTCGACGGCAACTGATCCGGACAACCCGTCGGCCAGCGAGCAGCTGACGGCCGACGAGTGGGACAACCATGTCGGCGACCAGGTCTCGCGGCTGGAGTACGGGCCGCTCTCGAGTCGGCCGGCCGCCAGCGAGCGCGAGCAGGGAGCACTGTGGTTCGATGAGTACGGCCGGATTTCGCGAGTGGATGCGAACGGCAACTGGGTGCTGGACTCGTTCGGGACGTCGAGCAATCCGGTCCCTGACACGTCACATTTCAATGCGATCAGTACGAGGCTCGCAGACATCACGGATGCTGCACAAGATCCTGTTGCGAACGGCGAGATCCGACGTAACGGGACGGACATCAAAGCCTACACTGGTGGCTCGGTCAAAAACCTCTCTGATATCGGTAGTGGTGGCGGTGGTGGAGCAAGCAAAACGACAGCCCGACGGTACGGGCTCCTTGGAGGCAAATAGTCATGGCAGACGGCGACCCATTCGCGAAAAGTAGTACAGGGGTTGCAGACGGGAACGATTTCATTATCGACGGGTCCAGTAGTTCCACGGGCGCAATTGACCTGACAGAGTTGGGCGGGACTGGTGGATGTGACGTATATCGAGAGGTCGATACGGCGACCGATGGAACGTGGGCGACAAGCGTCCTCATCGAGCAGCCGAGTGGCACGTGGCACTCCCAAAAGGACGTACTAACAATCTCACAGAACGCGAACGTCCGTCTCAGAGTCAATAACACGAGCGGGAACCCACAGGACTTCTACGCTGCGGGCTACGAGGTGGCCGATGGGGCTTAACGAGGGCGGGGTTCGGACGGGTGGGTTGCGGAACCTTAGCGAGATCGGTGGAATTCCCGACAGCGTAACCAATCAGTGGCCGTGGAATGAGGGCAGCGGGACCACCCTCAACGACGCTGTCGGGGGCATCAACGCGACGCTCAACGGTGGGACATGGGTGTCGGATAACGGCTCTGAGGGAGGCTATCATATCGATTTCAACGGCAGTAGCGACAACTG